GTGTACATAATTGCTCCCGATTCAGGAAGCTACTGCACTTCGCTCCCTGATAAAAGGATGAACCAAAGCGCTGACATTGTAAAGAATAACGCTCAATCTTGGGCGTGTCTTAGCCCTTATTTTTACTCATTGCCAATTCTAATATCAGCTGATCAAGTCTGTATTCTATGCGGCTGACTTGATCCTTCATACTTGAACCATCATTCGGGCTCAATTCCAACATGATTGATCTGACGATGACTTTCATTGACGAATAAACGGCGGTCAATATTGCTAGAACCAGACCACCAACCGCCGTCCATTCGCCCGGGCTCACTTCTGTCGCCCGAAAGCTACATCATTTGGATTAACCCATCGAGCCATGACTGGCAGTACGCCAGCGACTAAGCCCATTGCTAAATCTCTCGGATTGGAATTTCCAGTCATGTAAACTGCCAAAGCGCCAGCGATCGATGCTCTGAGCCACGATGCCAACATTGCCTTTGCCTGTGTCATTTTTTTTCTCCTTTGTCCAAGCTCCCGATGAGCTTTGCGACCTTCGCTTGGCTCAAAGCTATTTCAAAGTGCATTTCATCTTTTCGACCGTTGTAATCGCCGCCCCAGCGCAGACCATATTTCTTTGCTAGCGCTTGAATCATCGGTATTTTTGCCAATGGAAAAGTGCCAGCGCGTCCGAGCGGATGCTTTGTAGCATTTAGATCAATCGCTGTACCGCTTGAATGATTGCTCAGATTTGTAGATGATCCGCGTATTTCTCGGTAGCAATAGCCCCAATCGTCGAGTGAGCCTTCATCGATCGGTTCAATCAGTGCATGGAATTCAGCTGCAAATCCGACGAGCAATGGCGCAACGGCTTTATTGCATGTCAGTTTGATCGATGTCCCGGGCACTGGGAATGAGTCGATGTCGATCTCAGCCCTGATCTTGGATGCTGTCCAACCGTTTTGGCTAGTTGGATTCGGCTGCTGGTTCATCCGGTAAATCTATTTCCTCGATGATGTTGTCATTTGGCTTCTTTGGATCAAAGCCGCCTATTCCATAAGTGATTTGTTTCATGTTATGCCCTCATTAGTATGTCTGGAACGTTATTGGATAGTTGTGAAGGAGACACTGCGGTGACAAAGCTTGACGCAGCGCTGACTACTTGTAAATAAGCGTTCACTTGATTTCCACCTGCGGTCGCTGCTCCCATATCAGCAGCATTTGGAATTGAAGCCAGTTGAATTGATCGGAATGTATTTGTAGTTGCAGCCGTGACAACATTTACCGCAGACCAATACCAGCCCGGCGTCAATGCTTGAGAAATAGTTATTTCATAGGAAGTGCTTGCTGCAATTGGTGCTACTAATCCAGCGTCTAGGACAACCGTTGATGGCACTCCAGATGTTGTGTTGTAAATTCCTAGTCTAACTGAAGCCGTGCCTGAAAATGTTGAACCAGACACAAGTGCGATTCTGTTAAAAGTTCGACTTTCTCTTACAAAGAATGGAGAGTAGTAAGTAGTTCCAGCAGAATAGGCGGTGGTTGTACCTACGGCTTGAATCCGCGGACTGCCGTAATAATTGTTGGTTATGTATGGCAACGGTCTAAATGCGGAAGTGGCATAGTCATAAGTTGATTTGACGGCAGTTGGTGTTGCCGCCAATACTGACGAAGTAGTTGATGTTGAATCTGAAAGTTGCACTGAACCTTTTTGGCTTGTTGATGCATCCTGAATTGCTATGCCAACGCTGCCTGATGTGCCGCCGCCTGTGATTGGGCTGGTTACTGTCACCGCTGTGATGTCACCGACATCATTTGCGATCCAAGCAAAGTCCATGTCGGTTGCCGATGCCTTAGATAAGACATAACCAGATGCGCCGCCTAAGAGATCAGCCATTGATGTCGCAACAGCTTGTCCAAAGACTTCAAAGTCCGCTGGCAAATCTGTAACCAAATCCGCTGCAATTGGCATTTGCCACGAAAACGGGGTCGTAGGATTGCTCATATTTTCTCCTTTTTTATGCCACGACTAGGGCGTGTTCCCAGTCAAGTGTTCCAGATACGGTATTCCAAGCCTCAGCGACACTTACTTCATTCCACTGCATTGCACCAAGGCTAAATGCCAGCGGTGACAATAGAGCCGTCACTGAAACCGTGTTGTAATTTGCCGAAAATTGCCAGCCTTCGACAAATCCAAGATATGTTCCTGCTGACATATTTAACGGCAAATCAGAAATTCTAAGCGGCAATCCCATGAATATCGAAATCAGCGCGTCTCGGTCAGCATCATCGATTTCTGGATTGGTCAGCTCAAAGGTAATTGATGTGAGCATTGCATAAGGATTTGTGCGTAGTCCAAGATAGAAAGCAGCTTGATCCGATGCGTCAATGCTGTTTTGGATGGTGGTGGTGATTATTGTTGCCAATGTTCCATATTCAGCAATCGATACTGGATCGGTATCAGATACTTCATTGGTTGAATTTGCCCCGTATTTGATAGTAATTGAATTTCTAATATCTCCAGCGCGTGTGACAATTTGTAGCCCGGTAGCGATCGATTGGGCTGCTGTGACATCGGTGTAACCATAGGTTGCCAAGTAAAGTGATCGATGGCTGGAGTCAGCGTATGAAATAGCGCCAGTTGCCGACTCGTAAATGTAGCCAAGTCCTGAAGTTGCCAGCGCAGAGACTAGCGAATAAACATCGATGCGATCAGATGTTCGAGCCGCCAGCTCATAATTGCCCGGCGTATCAATCTCACCTAGTCCGTCTGCCGTTGCCCAAGTTGTTGTCGGACCGTAAGTATTCCATTGCGCAGACGGTGCGACTTCGCTCCAATTATTTACCAGCAAATCTGTCAATACTTCCAAGATTTGAGTGCCGTCAAATGCTTGGCTTAGTACGCCATCGGTTAAAGCCTTTTCAAGTCTAGCCAAAGCGCCGACTGCCAGAATTGTAATTTGCTGCATGATCCCGATGTTGCCAGCCATTGCGACGCCGATTGATACATCGACCACCGAGCCGCCAAAGATTGGGATGAATGTGCCAGTTGAATCTTTAAGCTGGATGCTGACAATGTCATTGATATTTATATCAACATTGGATTGCGTTACGTTATAGAGCTGTAAATTACAATATCCAGCACGTGCTTGCTCATAGATATTTGATCGTCCAGATGTGGCAGTTAAATTGGCAAGTACGAAATCAGTGTATTCAACGCCACTGATTGAGACGTACCAGACTGGATTAAATACTGTCATCAGCCAAAGAGCAAAGCATTTGCCCCACCTGTGCCTCTAAAGAATGATCGATTTAGTACATCAACTACTGTGCGAGCTGCTGCCTCTGGATCGCCCACGATGCCTTGATTAACTGTCACGCTTATGTTTGGCGTTGCAAATGGCGTGGCATCTGGCGTATTGCCGCTCATTGGATCAAAGAATGATCCCGGTGCATAACTAGATACAAATGGGACTGTAACTGCCACTGGCTTTGAAGCCGCGACTGTAACTGGTTTAGGAGCTGTGACCGTAGGCGTTGATGGCATTGTAAATGTTGGAGTAGTCGGGACTTTAACCGATGAGCTGCCGCTACCTGATCCAAGTACGCCTGAGATGCTGCTAAATGTGCCGGGCGTGGATGTGATGTTTTTAATTGATGGAATGTCATCGCCGGGCTTAATTAAATTGATGCCACGAATGATTTGATTGACTGCATCAATAGCAAAGTTCAAGATTGGTTTAATTGCCCCTAAAACCTTTGCAAATAAATCAATCACTACGCCAGCGATGTCTCCAATGACGCTCAAAGCTGTGCCAATAACTTTGCCGATAAGCGGCGCGATAACTTTGACTACATCAAAGAATGACGAGAAGGCTTCTTTATTGTCCATGATTGCATCTTTAACCTTTGTAAATACCTTGACCAAGCCTTCAAAGATTGGCGTTGCATAAGATTGAACCACTGCAACTGTCTCTTGAATTCTTGCGCCAAGCCCATTTTTTGTTGTCGAACTTATTGCATCAGAGAATTGATTAACTACTGGCAGAATATATTTTGTAATTAAATCTAGGAACTTTTGCAGGATTGGCAATAAAGCAAATCCAATCGTTTCTTTGGTCTCATCAAAGGCAACTTTTAATCGATCTAATCTGCCTTGGAATGTCTGCGCTTCTCCTTCTGCAAATCCTTTGAATGATGATCTTAAAGATTCATAAACTAAATTGAAATCTTTGGTTTTGAGAATGTTTTGATCAATACCTAAGCCAAGTTTGCCCAACGCGTTTGTATTACCATCATAAGCTTTTCCCAAACTATTAGAAATCGCCTCAAGTGGTTTCCCAGTCGCGCTTGCTATGTCAAGTGAAAGATTGAGTAATTTCTGGGCTTCCTCGACATCTTTTGTGCTTCTAACCAATCGAGAAAATGCTGGACGCAGTTGGTCATCGGTAACGCCAACCGCTAGCGATGTCTTTGTGATGTATCTTTCAACTGCCGCAATTTGTTCAGATGTCGCTTTTGTTGTATTTTCTAAAGTCAGCGCAAGAATTCTTTGCGCTTTTTCATCGTCTAAGGCTGCCTTTACGCCATCAACGCCAATCTTGACCGCATAAGCTGCGGCGGCAATGCCAGCTGCGGCAAATGCCAATCCAGCCTTCTTGCCAAAGTCGCCCATCTTTGATGATGAATTTTCGACATCGTTATTGGCTGCCTTGAGCGATTTATTGAGCTGATCTACGTCAGCAAGAATTGATAGCTTTAACGTTCTACTTTGACCCGCCATCAATACTCCTTCAGTATTTCGCTAAAGGCATTCTCCCATTTTGCAATGATATTTGGTTGCTCGGCTCGCAGCGTTGGATAGATAAACCAACCCTTTGATCCTCGACCTTGACTGCCAGACCAGATTGGGAATTGCTTAAATTTGTT